GCAATGCAAAGAGGACGATTGTGCTTTTTTCAAAGGCGGCAAGTGCAAGCCGGGAACGGCAACAGCGGGCAAGCGCTGCCCTCTCCCTGCACATTTGACTTGCGGCAATACCTGCGCCATGTATAAGAATGGGCGCTGCGGCCTTTTTCCGCAGCAGAAAGGAACAAAGAAATGAGTTATTTAAGATCGTTCACAGGAAGCAAACAGGATATGGCGCGAGTTCTGAAAATCGAGCGAATGATCCGCGATTTGACTAACATCAACGCTATCCGCGAGATCGAGCAATTCATGGGTGAAAATCGCGAGCTTATCGCAAGAAACAGCGAGGGCGCAAACGCAAACAACCGAGACAGTAAAAACCGCGAGTATTACGCAGTTTTCAGAGAAATCACAGGAACGGAGGATACCAATGTCTACTAAATACAACAGCTATGCACAGCGCCTTGACAGCGTTTTCAAGGCGGCACGGGACGAATACGCCGCCGCGTATAACGCAGTAGAGCAGGCCCGAAAGGCCATGCAGGACGCAGGCCCGGACGCGCTGAAAAGGCAGATTGCTACGCTTCAGCTCCAAGAGGCGGAAAACAGCCTGCGCAAAGAAGCGGCGCGCATCTGGACGGAGTTCGACGCAAAGGCCGCAGAACTTCGCAGCGCATTGGAAAAGGAAGTGCAGACAAGCAACCTTGCCGACCCTTCCGCCATTGACAGCAACGCCGTGGAGCTGATGAAAACCGGCGTTCTGACGGTAGATGATTATTTCGGCTTTGCGGACAGATACAGCGAAAACGTGACCATGCTAAAGTTGATCGGTCACTATGCAAAAGAAGCAGCAGACAGCACCGACGACCGAAAAGACAGAGTTGCTTTAACCGTTCTCGCGCAGGATTGCGCCAAAGGAACGGGAAAGACCTTGAAAGCGTGGGACAGCATGATGACCGCCGCCAACTATTGCAGCGGGCGCGGCGGCAACGGCAGCCGGCGCACTACTCCCGGCGTAACGCTTAGTATGGGCGAATGGTGGGAGCAGCTTTCCGGCGAGATCATCGAAAACTTTTAAGGGGGGGCACATGGTATTGATGCTTTGCGGAGCGGCTGTGTTTGCCGCCGGTACATTCTGCGGGGCCGTAATGGTTTCTATCGGGATCCAGCTTGAAAAGAGGCGAGCAAATGAAACACAAGGCAAAAAGTAAAGCTTGGGCGCGAAAGTATGTGAAAGTCATGGGCCGGAATGTATTGGCCGCGTTTGATATGGGCTATGAGGATGGAGCCGCCGGAAATCAGCGGCAGGCTCCTCCTTTCCCGGAAGAAATACAGCCGGGAACACCTGCTTATGGTGCGGTAGTTTTTGCGCAAACAATGTATGACAGAGGGTATACCTTCGGAAAGGAGATGACAAAATGAATTTACTTGACCTTGCCGTCAAAATCACGGTTGATGACAGCGGTGTTGACAGCGGCCTAAATAAAATAACGTCCTCGTTCGAAAAGGTCAAAAACAACGTCGGCTCTGTGATAAAGACGGCTTCAAAAATTGGCGCAGTTGTTACCACAGTCGGAACAGCGTTAACCGCGGTCGGTGTAGATACCGCCGCTGAGGTGAGGGCAGAGGCAAGCGCGTTTGAACAGACCTTCGGTGATATGCAGGACACCGCTACAAAGGCAATTGGGCGCGTAGCTGATGAATCCGGCATCTTGCAGACGCGCTTGAACTCACTTGGCAGCAAAATTTATGCGTTTGCTCGCTCTTCCGGCGGTGATGCGACCGAAAGCATGAATCTGATGGAGCGCGCATTGAAAGCGGCGGCAGACAGCGCGGCCTATTATGATACCAGTGTTGAGCAGGCCACAGAAACGTTGCAGTCCTTTTTGAAAGGCAACTTCGCCAACGACGCAGCCCTCGGACTTTCGGCCACGGAGACCACACGAAACGCGGCCGCTATGGAGCTGTTCGGTCAGAAGTATAACGACCTTTCGGAGATTCAGAAGCAGGAAACGCTTCTGAAAATGGTGGAGGATTCGCAAAAACTATCCGGCGCACTGGGGCAAGCTTCACGCGAGGCTGACGGTTGGGAAAACGTTCTCGGCAACCTGAAAGAATCGTGGAGACAGCTAAAAGCCGCATTCGGTGAGCCTATTCTGGATTCTGTAACGCCGATGCTGCAAAGCGCAACGGCGGCAGTGCAGGATTTTACGGGAAAAGTGGATTGGGAGAAAGTAGCAAATGTCATTACGACGGGGTTTGATTCCGCTGTAGACGCTTGCAAGACTTTGATGGACACGCTCAATCAGATCATCCCTGTTGTCGGGGTCGCTGCCGGCGCCTTTGCCTCGCTCAAGGCTGGAATGGCGATTCAACATCTTGTCCAGGGCTTTCAAAATGCACAGGTTGCCATTTCGCTCCTGACTATGGGGCTGAATAATACGACACTTGCACAGGCCGCATTAAACGGGACGATGACTGTCGGCGAGACGATCGTCGCGCTGCTCACAGGGAAAATGACCTTAGCGCAGCTCGCGCAGGCTGCTATGACAAAAGGGCAGCTTGCCTTGAACACCGCGTTAAGCGCAAATCCCATCGGGGTAGTCATTGCCGTTGTTGGAGCGCTGACGGCGGCGGTCGTTGTGCTATGGAACACAAATGATGATTTTCGCAATGCGATCATTTCTGCATGGGGAAAGATCACGGAGACGATCTCCGGCGCAGTATCAGCAATCAAAACTTTCTTCACTGTAACAATTCCCGATGCAGCAAAAACGGCAGTCAAGTGGTTTCAGAGTATCCCTGAACAGATGCGGGAGGTCGGCAGAAACCTTTTAACGGGGCTTTGGAATGGCATCTCCGATAAAGTCGCATGGCTCAAGCAACAGGTTTCCGGCATTGTGGATAGGATCAAGAGCTGGTTTACGGGCAAAAGCGGTTTTGATGAGCACAGCCCGTCAAAGTGGTCAAACGGTGTCGCCAAGTACGTTATGCAGGGCATGGCCAACGGATTTGAAAATGGTCTTCCTTCACTGATGGACAGCGTAGGAGGTGTCACAGACCGCATCAAAAACGGCCTTGACTTTGGCACAGCGAGCATCGACTATGCGGCATCTGCGACCGGCAGCCTTGCAAGAGCTGCAAACCGCAGCAATAACGACGAAATGCGGCCCATCGTCATTGACTTTACCGCACAGCTTGACGGAAAGACGTTAGTTCGTCAAATGGTGCCCATCATGCGCAATGAGGTGCGCTCTGCCGGTGCAGCAATTATCTAAAAACGAGAGGGCGCAGAATCTCCGTATCGTTATGTAACAAACAGCAACGGTTAATGCCGAGAACTTTTGATTGTGGAGTGATACAAGGCCACCAGCCGGAGAAAGACCGGCAGCAGGCAGCAAGGGCGGCGGGATTGCCTATCCTTTGTTCCCTTGCGAAGTCCTGCCCGAAGTACAGCGGCAGGCAGCGCTGCGAGGTAATGTAGCGTGTAGAGTGTGTATTTCGCCATTTACAACCGATAGATAGAGAGCGGGGGCAAAAGCCCCCGCTTTCGCATTTTAACGCCGCTCTACGGCGTTTTGCCTTTTGGCAATATAAACCGGTTCAAAAATGAGCAAAAGCCCGTAGAGGGCCAGAAAATAGGAAAAGAGGGGGGATTATTCCCCCTCGTTTTGTTCTTTGTGATGCTCTACCAAATCGCCCGGCTGACAATTAAGCAATGTACACAAAGTGTCAATCGTAGCCCATGAAACGATTTCGCCGTTCCTTAACTGCTGGATCACCCTTTCCCCAAAGATTTTATCTTTCCGCAACTTATAAGTAGTGTACCCAGCAGCACGGAGCGCATCTAAAACATCAAATTTGTATTTAATCGGCAAGTGCCCCCCCCTCCTTTCATACATATACTATATCACAATTAAGCACACAAAACAAGTGTATATATTAAACAAGTCAAGCACATAAACTGTGTGCATATTGTCAATGGACAAACACACAGAATGGGTGTATATTATGATTACAGCAAGGGACAAGAGATTGAGCGAAGGTCGATAGCCAACGCGACACCGTAAGAACTGGAACGGAGAAGCTTGAAAGAAATTCCCGATGAGATAGATACTCAGAGCCACCAGCCGCCGATCTCACCCGCAAATTAAGGAGGATAAAACAATGAGCATCAACGAAATGGACAGCAAGATCAAGGAGCTGCGCGAGCTGCGCTGCATGGCGGACGAACTCGCTGGAGAGATCGAAAGCATCACGGACAGCATCAAGGCGCACATGGACGCGGAGGGCGTGGACACCATCAGCGGCACGGATTGGAAAGTGACCTATAAGGCCGTGACTTCCTCCCGCATTGATACCAGCGCATTGAAAAAGGCGCTTCCCGATCTGGCGCAGCAGTTCACCAAGACCACCACGGCCCGCCGGTTCTGCATCGCATGAGAAAGGCCCCATGTCCCAGCCGACCAAAGCAAGAGGACACGGAGCCACCAACCACCACAGGGAGGCCGATACTGCCATTGTACCGCCTCCCGCACAGAAAAGCAAGGAGGAAATAACAATGAGCAAAAACAGTGCAATTATGAAATTCGGTGAGATGCTGACCCATGCGGCAAACATTTACGCCGTGGGAGCGGCCGGGCCGTCCTTTGCGTGGGCCTCCCCTGACGACATTGTGATACTTGGCAAAATCCCGGATGATATTAACGGGCGTGTGTGCCTTGTGAGCCTTCCTGACGATGAAAAGAGGCGTTTTGTGCGTCTGTATCGGCACGGAAACACGATAAAGACCTATTACATGGACGATTACGATTGTAGCGGGGAGTATCCGGCTAACGGCGTGGAAGTTCATGGGGAAGTGCTGGCAATCGTCCACCAGTACGGAGTGGAGCCAGAGGCCCCCAAAGCATCCACGGCGTGGGAAAAGCGTGTGAAAAAGGCATTGAAGGGCCGTTTTATCTCATTCAAGGATCAGGAGCAAATTTTGAAACGGCACACCAACGCCGGACGCTGGACAACCCTAAACGTGGCCTATTGTCTGGGCGCAGAGGCCGGGAGAAAGGAGGCCATGAGCGATGACAAAGGCAGAGCGTGAAATGATGGAACGCATCTACGCCTACGGTATAATCCTATCACTCGACGAGGAGCAAGCAGGACTTGTCCTCGCGAGGATTAAGAAAATGTTAGCGGAGTAGGAAGCGGAGGCGAAACTTCTGACAGGTAAGGAGGTGTCCACATGAAAGCATACCTAAAAGACGTCTTAGGATTTGCTGCAATAGCCTTTTGTGTTATCGCAACAAATGCGATCATTCTTTTCGTTGTATATCTAATCTGCGGAACACTTGAAAGCGGAGCGGCAGCCATCCTATTTTTTGTTCTCAGTTGCTTTGTTGTCCCTGGCGAATCCCGTATATTTGATTTTTGGGCGGAGAAAAAACATGAGAAAAAATGAAAGTGACCTTATACGCAAGAAGCTAAAAGAAACCATCCTGAAAATGACGCCATATCAGCAAGATTTAATGTTAGCGGTTGCAGAGAAAATGAAGGAAAATAGAATCGCCAAATTAGGCCCACGCTAA